GTACTAGTTCAATGTACTTCTCCAAAAAGTGCTGGGCTTTCCTGAGATCTTCAACCCCGTTCTTCTTGCTCCACCGCGTGACGTACTTGATGATCTGACCTTGGAAGTAGTCCAGGTTGTTCGCCCAGACGTAGTCCCAGTGCTGGATCGGGGTGCGGTAGTGGTCGCCACCTATTTGACTATCGTTTGCGGAAAAGGTCTTCATAAAGCTCTTGCGCCTCCGAAGTTGGTGCGTTGCGAGATTCTATCCAAAGTTTGCCGCTATCTAAAATTGGCCTAGCGAAAGTGTTACCACGAAGAACTTCCCGCTCGCAGTAAAGAACCAACTCCAGCATATCGGCCCATTTAACAATGTTGCGCTCTTTCTCCGTTAGATCGTTTAGTTGGTACAAATGGTAAACTCGGTTGAATTGCTCCTCCAAAACTTGGAGGCAACCGTCTAAATTGGAGTTTCGCCACTTCGTCGGGGCTGGCACATCACCAGTCGTTGACTCAGCTAAATCGTGGGTTAGCGCGTACTGCATGACCAAAGCTAGTCTATCCCTACTTTCAATCTTCGATTGCGGCCATATCTTTGCGACAATCAAAGCGACTCCCCACGAATGGTCCGCTAGGGTCTGGGGTGTAACATCTTCTGTGTGGTAACGCTTAGTGCGGCTAGCGTCTAGCAATGCTCGTACAGATTTCACTTCATCCTCCGCTTGATCCAAAGAATAGCTGCGTGAGACCACGGCAAGTCGTCCATGCCAGATAGCTCGTCCAACGCAAATTCGTGGGCTCCCTTCTTGTAAGCAACCCAAGCTCGGTACATGGGTACGAGGCAATAGTTTACGAACCTGCTTTGGCTCGATACCTTGTCTCCGGGCTGTTCGATCCATTTCGATATGTCGCGGTCGAACACAAATCGTTGGGCGGGATGATCAAATAAGCTTAAGTGCTTCATGAGATTACTGGACTGGTACGGGTCTTCCTCCATTACCCGTGGAGAGTCTAGCAACTTCCAATGCTCTTCGTAAATGTGTAGATCGTTGCTAAATTGGCGATACTCTCCCACTTCGTACCCCGCCCCTAGAGCCACGTATTCGTGAAGGTACGACATATGAACTACGTTGGCTCCGTAAGCTCCCCATACTAGATCGTTGGATCTATTGCAGACCGTCATGTTGACCCGGCCGTTTTGCACGGAGAAGTAAACGTGGGTGTTACACGGAACGTCCCGTCCACCCTCGTCTACCATGTACGGATCCAGACTCGCGTCCCACATGGTTAAGACCGCTCGGCGAGTGTCCGGGTGGTTTTGAATCAAATCTATTACCCAATTAAGTTGGTCGAACTTAAAGTGCTTCCTCCACCGATGGCCGTACGCGCCGTGTAGGGTTTCTCCGTTGTCGCTATACTCTTTGATTTGCTTAGCAAACTTCGCTGGGAAATGTACGTCGTTCCTACCGGCGAGCATCCACATAGCCTCAAACAGGTGGAAAAACGGATTGGCGTCGCGCGATGCGGACCACAATACCCGTTCCCTGGGATTTTGATAGACGCTCAAAATAGGAAACTTGAACCGCTTCACGGGTCCGTTGCGGCTGGTGACTACCTCCACAAAATCGTCGAGCCTTGCTCGCCACAACGCTTCGTTGTAAACTTGGTTGACGTTCCTACCGGTTATGCTGTACACTAGTAGCCTCTTTGACGTGTTGGTTAAGCTCTTTCTTGATTCGCCGTGCGTCTTCGCCGCGCCATTGATGCGCGTTGTCTAGGAAGTACAATACGACAAATACTCCGGACTCCAACCCGTAGTCATCCCTAGCGCTTTTCATTTCTAGCATTGCTTCAAGGTACGGGTAGGAACAATAGATGAAGTTCGGCCATTGCGTGCGGGGTTTATTGGCTGTTTGGTTCCACCACAAAGAGTGGATTTCTGCCGCGATCACATTGAGAGGTCTAAGGTGCATATAATTCTCCAGTTAAGGGGGCTAGTATAGCTCGAAACTCTAAATGGGGGTTATACCGACTTCGCGGCGGGGTCCGACCCCCGCCTAGAAGGCCCCTAGGACAAGCGTAGACAAGCGGGGCGGGGGGTCTAGCGGTCGGTAGGTACCTCGGCCTGCCCCGGCCGGCCGACGCCTCCTAGGGGCTCCTCGCTTGTCTCGTATGTAGTCTTTAATTTCTCCTTGAAGTGCTTTGCCCGGACGTATTTGGAGAACTCGCAAAGGCAATTTTGCATATCTTGCGCGCAAAGATCTTCCCCAGTTTCGTTTTTCACCAAAGGCCGAAGCTCGTTCACTTCCGACAAGAACCGATTAGGCCTTATCGGATTAGCCCGGGCTCGTTCGTGTAGAAAGTTTAAGCCCATAGTCGAACCCGGCCCGGGAGCGCACCACTCCCACCAATCAGTAGCGTTGGATAGCAGCCTGGTGTTTTTGAGGTCGGCTATGACTTGTGCGCCAAGGAACGTACCCATGCCTCGTACTTGAGACAACTTACTGGCGGCCGAAGCTAATGTGTCGGCGGAGGTAATCGAGCCGGCTGGGCCAACCGCCGAGTCTAGTACGCGAGCTATGATGACTTCTTTGGTCTCGCCGCCTTTGCTGTACCCGCCGGTAACCATGTAGGCTCCCGTCCAAGCTTTCTTGCCAGCCCGCTTAATGCTGCCTATGACGTCTATAAATTCTTGCGAGTCCCATACCTTCGGGAATCCCAACAACATCAACGTATCCGGCCAGTTGACCATGCGGGCTACGCACATGCCAAACGCGAGGTTGGGGTGGTTCTTGTTTGGATCGCGCCAATACTGCTTAATCCATCGAGTTACCTTGTCGTTTTCGCGTCGAATGTTACAAAACCGATAAGCGTTGAGAACTGGGTCTTTGGTCCAAGGTCGAGGCAGCCTTTGAACATCTTTCTGAATGCGAATGGCTTCCCGCTCGCGTATCCAGAACAACAAATCTTCTAGGTACTTCATTGAACCCCCTTCGGGTGGAGTAGAAGCATTAGTTGAGAAGTCATATCGCCGTCGTGGCGTATGGTAGCCACGTTGTGACCCAGAATCTTGACTCTTGCTTTCAATCGTTCAATGGTGTTGTGCTTCGCGCGGGTTAGGTCCGGGTTGAACGGACGAGTGTTGTTTGCCCGAGCCCGTCGATCAACTACTCGTTGGATGCAAAGCTCCACGGGAGTGTCGAGGAAAGCGTACAAGTAATTGTCCCCGTACGTTTTAGAGTGCTCCCCCATCACGCCGTAGTAGGTGGATTGTAGCAAGCCCTCGTGGATGACGTCGCCTATTGCGGCGTACTTGTCGATAAGCGCCAACGCATCTTTGACGTCGGTGATAGTGTCCATACCGCCGCACGTGTTTTCGTAAGAGCCTAACACGTAGGTCGGTACGGATAATGGGGTGTATACGCAATACGCCTCCACTTTGTGTGACCCTTGGACGTAGATTGGGTCAGCTCCGCACTCGCGCATAAAGGTACGAACAGCTGTGGTTTTGCCCGCGCCGGAGCAGCCGTGTATTTTAATAATCCTCATTTAATCTCCCGGGAAAGGCCAAGACTGCCCCAGCACGTTAGCACAGTATTCTTTCCACTCGGGCCGAGTCCAAGCCCGCGACGTACCGTTTTCCCAAATCGACCTCGGCGGGGGGAACCCGCGCAACTTCATAGTGGGGCGAGCGGCAAACTCCAATTTGACTGCTTTAATAAATTCTTGGGAACTCATATTTCCTCCGTTATCATTAGGGGCTATATTCTACCCCGCGCGATCGCGTGTCGGCTAGGGTTTTTAATGCCTGGTTTAGACGACTTTGGGTGGCATCTTTTGATGCTAGTCTTTGAACCACAACCTGATCCAGCGTGTTCCGGGCAAGTATGTGATGGACAACGACGCGATCTGACGATTGCCCCTGCCGCCAGACGCGGGCAATAGCTTGTTGGTACAGTTCTAAGTCCCACGTAATTCCGTACCAGCAAATAGTGGAGCACGATTCTTGTAGGTTAAGGCCGTGACCCATGGATGCGGGGTGCCCGATGAGCACTGGGATCTTTCCGTCGTTGAATCGCTTAACAACAGACAAAGTGTCCCTGGCTTGGGAGATGTTAACGGCTTGAGGAAACCGCTCCATAATTGCCCGACCGTCCTCAATGAACTCGTAGCAAACAAGAAGTGGGCGACCTTGCATTTCTTCAATAAGCTCTTCCAGGGCGTCAAGCTTCTCGGCGTGGATGCGGTGGGCCTTGCCTTCTTCCTCTTGAGAGTACATAAAGCCGTTCGCCAACTGACGGCACTTAACGCCCAAAGCTGCCGAGTTGAATGCAACGATAGTCTCTTCAGATAGCCTCACAAGAAAGTCGATTTCCAATCGTTTGTACTGCTTGAGCACGTTTTCAGGCAAAGTCACCTCGACGTAGTTGTAAATAAGCTCCGGCATATCGAGATGGTCTTTTGCCATGAGCCGCATAAGGGTCGGCTTGACCGCATCGTAGATCATGTCTTCCGCGCCGGGGTTCAAAACCCAGTTGAAGCCGGTGTAGTCTTGATGCATGTATCTTTGACGAAAATGCGTAACATACCGCCCTAGTGACCGACCTTCGTCGCAAATGTACATTTGCCCAAATAGATCGGCCAGCCCGTTGGGGGCGGGGGTGCCCGTCATAATGATTCGGTACTTGAACTTGGAGAGCAAGGGCTTCAAAGCTTTGAATCTTTGAGCCTGTGAATTTTTGAACTTCGTGCTTTCATCTACGATAAGCATGTCCCACCGGCCCAAAGCAAACGCTTTGGCGGTTAACAACTTAGCTAGTGACTCGGGGTTAATGACAAAGACATCTACGTCCGACCGCTTGAGTTGTTGCGTTCGTTGCTCGTCCGTCATCTCGCATAGATGTACGACCTTAAGGTGACGAAAGTCTTGCCACTTCTCCGCCTCGACGGGCCAAACTGCTTTGGCCACGCGGAGAGGGGCCACCACCAAGGCTCGCTTGACCTCTCCGCGTTGCTTGCGGAGGTCCACCACTGCAAGCGCCGCGCTGGTCTTGCCCAAACCGGGGTCGAGCATTAGACCGCAAAACGGGCGAACAATCGCCCACTCTATCGCGTCAATTTGATAGGGTCGAGGTATCCAAGGCGTGGGGGCGCTCATATACGCTCCAGTTAAGTTTGGTGGGCAAAAAGAGTTGGAACTCTCGGAATTTGCGGAGCGAGTGGTAGCACTCGTCCACGTCGCTGCCGATGTACTTCGGATTGGCGCTGAAGAAGTATTCGTGGATAGCGCACAAGACAGTCTCCGCCTCGGACGGGCCGCATCCGCGCGATGGAGCGCCGGGGGCCGCCCAGTCGTGAATCATTTCTTGAACCGCCAACAACGCTTCGACCGGCGACTTCCAAAGCTGATTGGCCACCTTGACTGGCCGGGACGGTAAAAATTGAACCGCCGAATTAAGGCTCAGTCTGACCCTCCGATCAAATACGCGGTCATGGAAGTCCATGGTCTTCCACCGGAAGTAATCACCGAACCCGCAATTGTGAGCTTGGGTCTTGAACCACTCGACCATCTTGTCGTAATCGTCGTGGTAGCTTTTATCCCAGAAGCTGTAGGGCAACGGGAACTTCTGGCTGAGGTTCTCCACGAACTCCCTCTTCATGCGCGGCCCCATACGTACCGACGTGCGGGGAAAGTCGCTGAAGTTCTCTTTGACGTACGGCCAGAAGCTAGTCTGGGATGTTTGCTCAGCGGCCGCGACCGCCCCGCCGAGGTCATAGAACAGCAGGAAGTGGAGACTAAATCGTTGCGTCCAATCCGACCCTTTGGAGTAGACGCATTTGTTAGCAAATTGGTACACCGGGTCTAGGTCACCAACGCTGATGAGGGCGTCAGCTAAGTCTTTCACCGTTTTGATCTTGATCTCGCTCATATTTCCATCCGTCAATGAGGGTAGTTCCGATTTGCGGGTTGTCGACCACAAAAACTTCGCAACCCGAAGCCCGTATTCTACTATGGATTTCTAGTTGAAGGGGAGTAGGTTTTTGACCGGGCACTTTAAATTCTATGAATAGTACCCGTCCACGGTATAAGTACAAGCGGTCTGGCCATCCCCGCCTTCCTTGTAGGTTAAGCTTGAGTTGTATAAACCCTTGCTTAACTGCGTGATCTGTGACTCTCTGTTCGATTTCAAATTCCCGCAAGACATGGTCCTCCTTCACGAGCTTTGTAGGGGCAAAAGCGACAAGCGTGCCCCGACGGGGTGGGTAAAAACTCAGTTTCGTTCTCTAGTTTGATCGCGCGGTCGGTCCAAGATTGGCGCATATTCGTTAGCATAGGCGTCAAGACGGAACCGTTGTTGGCTACGTGCCCGCTGTCGATGTATAGAGCTTGGTACTCGACTCTTGATACATTCGGGTATATTGCGTGACCGATTAAAGCGTACAATTCGAGTTGTTCTCGATGATCAGGGTACTCCCGACCGCTTTTGTAGTCCCAGATTTGAAGACAGTCACCCTCGACGTAGTGGATGTCAACGATAGCTTTGATCCACGCCGGTTCTTTGACTTCCCAAGTACGCGAAAGAGTCCACACGGCTTCCGGGTAGGCGCCGCGATCTTTGAAGTCTCGCAGGTGGCCCTCGATTTTCTTCAACTCTCCCGGTATATGGGGGAAGTCTCCCTTGACGAACTTCTCGGCGAACGCATGTAGGCGGGTCCCGCGCTCGGCAGCAGGCGACGACCGATCAGGGTGATCCTCTAAGTAGCGGTACTTCCACTTAGCTGGGCACTCTTCAAAAGTGGTGAGAGAGCTATAGCTCCAACGAATAGGGCGTGAGGTCATACCAGTTGTGTCCTGTCTCGATTTCGGCAATAAAGGGAACGTCAAAGCCGGACAAACCCTCCATTGAATCTTTGAGCTTGCCGACTTCGCGTTTGATGGCCTCCGGTTCGGCAAGGACACTAATCACGTTCTCGTCGTGGACCGTCATGAGGAACCGGCTGTCGCCGGATTTGACGTTATGAAAATCTATGATACTTTGCTTGGTCTGGTCGGCGGCGGAACCCTGGATGAGATGGTTCGCTAGCTTGTAGCCAAAGTCCATGTGCCTCCCGGTCTGCGTGTTGTACCGAGACTGCTCCTTGGGGATCCAGCGACCGCCCCAGGTCTTGACGCCCGACCGCGAGCTGACGTCGTCGAGGAATTTATCAAGGCCGGGAATCGACCGCAGGTAATGATTGCGTATCTCCACCGCCTCGTTCTTGGGGAGCCCCAGCAGTTCCGACAAGGCGTTGGCGCCCGATCCGTAGATCAAGCTGAACCCGACGATCTTGACCAGCTTGCGTTTTAGGTCGAGCCCAGCAACCTCGTGGAGGATGTCTCGCGCGATCTGGTGGAAGTCGGCGCGGGGGTCGTTGCGGTAGATTTCAGCAGCTAGTCCCTCGGCGAAGTGGGCGAGTAGCCGCATTTCCTGACCGTTATAGTCCGCTGCGACAAGAATGTGGCCCTCGTCGGGTAGGATGTAACGTCGCATGAAGGGAAGCAGGGCCAGTCCGTCAATGTCGAGTCCGTCAAACTCGGTTGGGACGTTCTGGAGGTTGGGGTGGGAGCAAGAAAGTCGGCCGGTACGGGTTCCATACATATCTCCTCTGACGCTATTCCAAGATGGGTGAAGATGACGATCGTGGTTCGATAGCTCTAGCCATGGCCCCATAAAAGTCCCCAGCAGGGTCTTCAACGCGCTCCGGTAGCGGATGAGCTTTTTCAGCTCCGGGTCTTTAATGGAGCCGTCTAGGGCTTGTTTAGCCGTTGACGGACGGCCGGTAGGGGTAAGGGGTAGGGACTCCGCCGCGCCGCTGTCTATCAAGGCTCTAACAAGCTCGGCGGGCTTGTCTAGATCGAACTCCCGGCCGAGGGATGCGAAAATGCGTTGAGCCACCTTGTCGAACTCGCCGAGGTAGAATTGACAGTCAGCTTCGAGCCGGCCTGTGTCGAGTCTTACTCCCACCCGCTCCGCTTCGGCCAAGACCGGAACCAGCTTCAACTCTCGTTGGTAAGGAGTCAACAGCTGCCGCTTCTCCAGGATGGGGTAGAGGTAGTTGTGAAGCAGGCCGGTGCGCTTAACGTCGCCAATGGCGTACGGGGCCACTAACCCGGCGGGGCACCGGGCTATGAACGCGCCCGCCTTCGCCTTGGATTTAGTCCAACCTTGCGCCACGACGTAATCCACTATTGCATCGCGCTCTTCTGGCGCCATGCCGAGGTAACGCTCGGAGCTGGGCTTAAGGCTGACGTTCTCGGCGTGGGGGTTCTCCAAGTAGATTTGATACATCGTATCGTCGAACTGCTTAGGCCACGGTAGGCCCATGTGCTGCTCGGCGACAGAGCAATCGAACTTGGCGTTATGGAAGAGGAGCGGGCGCTCCCACACTGCGGCGAGCGCCCGCTTGCCTTCCTCGAAAGAGGAGTTGTTCCCCGTTGGATGGCCCCAGGCAAGATAGCGCGGTTCTTTGCTCTCTTCCCATATTGCCACACCAACGGGGGCCGGGGCTTTCCCGGTACCGTCCTCGATGGCTTGCGTCTCGAAGTCGACAACTATCATTGGGCCCCTTCGTTCTTGTCGAGGTAGTCGCTGTACGCTCTTCCCCAAGCGGCGGCGATAGCTTCGCACAGTAACGGCTGCGCCGACTTGCGCGTCCACAACTTAGATTGGTCGGCAACGTCCTTCGCCGATCGCCACTCTAGCTTGTCCGCGTTAGCGTTCACCCATTCCCGCATGAACTCTATCCGGCTAGTCTTGTCGAGGGGGATGGTAGCGTCGTGTGGATGCAGGAACACCCACAAGGCGTTGGGATCGCGCGGGTAGGCCTTGGCCTCGCGGATCATGTGGCTGAAATGGCGACGGACGAACTTGTATATCAGGTCCATGTGCCAGTCCTCTTGCACTGACTTGGGCGGGTAGTCGTTGTAAAACGGCATATCGTTAGACATTTAAAAGCTCCTTCACACGGTTAAGTTGCTTCATTTCCTCCTCACTGCCGCCTTCGCGGTCGGGATGGAGAGCCCAGGTCAAGAGGCGTAGTAACCTCTTGACTCGAACTTCGGAATACGGCACGATGCCGCACAATTCTTGAAGAGCCTGTATGGCCTGCTCTTTGTTAAGATTGCTGTTCCAGATCCAGGTTGGTTACTGCGGATTGCATACCGCCTCCGCTTTATCGTACCATACTTCGCGCGTGACGTCGTGTAGATCGTCCCACAGAGGTTTTACAGTGGTACACGTGTTGTACATTTCTTTCGCTTTGACCCACAAATCAGGGTCTTTGCGGTCTTTGGGAAGTTGCTTAATCACGTTTGCTCCGGGAATGGTTAAAGGAAGTGGCCCCTTACGGGGGCCAGTCGGCTGAGTCACTCTGGCGGAGACAGGGTGGCCCCTGATGACCAGGCCTCAGCTGCCGGCGTTACAGGCGTCTTCATTCGCCTCGCGCCACCTCCGGCTGGGCGCGGTTAGTTATTGATCGACATAAGCTGGGGTAGCGTCGCCCTCGTCGTCATTTTCGTCGAGAGGGTTTGTATTCTGCGGCAGTTTTGTATTCTGCGGTAATTCGGTCATTTCGATCTCCAGTTAGGACAAACTACGGCGGTTCTGGTAAGGCTCCGGTCTTCGAGCCCGACCGTCCGGGGATTATAGAACGCCCTTCTTGGGGAGTCTACGGGATTTATTGGGCGGATAGCTGCGGCAACGCCCTTTATGCCCCTCGACTAGGGAGCAAGGCTTGCTTTTTGCCCCCACAAGATTGGAACAGCGCGGTCCCTTGATCTTGAACTGCCCCGAGTTTGGCTTGGGCGGACCTTTAACCTTCGAGGGTTTATCGGTGCACTCGCAGCTATGACTCACGGTGGGTAGCATTAACTTGATGGCGTTAGCGTACGCCACCCGTTGTTGGTACTCCGCGATAAAAGAGATTGCGTTCATAACAGCCTTAAAGTCAAATGACAGCCTTAAAGTCAAATGACAGCCTTAAAGTTAAATGGCAGCCTTAAAGTTAAAAATATGGGGGGATTGCGACCCGCTGGCTCCCCCCAGGCCCATGATCAACGCAGGTGGGTCTAACTAGTATTTGGAGCTTTGGCTCTTTTGAAGCTCGGAGTTAGGCGTGTAAGCCAAATCCTTCGCCGCGACCATCTCATGCTTCGCAAGCAGCAACGACAACAAAGCGTCATCCTCGATGGCTCGCATTGGCTTAAAGTGAACTTGGAACAACGAAGTCGGATGCGGCTTGACCGACAGCTCGCAGACTACTCCAAACGGCGGCATGCCGAGACTCTGAGCCACCTGATTGACGAAGGTGCTGAAGTTCCTCACGGACGTAACAGGCAGGATGGCGGAGACTACATCCGCAGTAGCCACCCTATCTACGGTGGCGTCCCCGGCCGCGATCATCTGGAGGCGACGGGTGTTCGAGCAAGCCTTGCCTCGTCCGCCGTCCAGGTCTGACCCCCACTCGTTGAGGGGGCAACCCGCGCACGACTCGGCCTGGGGATTCTCGGCCTTCTCGTGCGGCTTCAAGTCTTTCTCGTTGCGGGCGAAAGCATAGCACACGGGGGAAGCGGGCTTGTTTGGATTGTACTTCTCTGCGAAGTGCCGGTTCTCGAACACGTAGTCTACAATTACCACTTCTGCGCTGTCGTTCGGAAACCGGTTCTCGCCCAGCATCAAAGCTCCGCCCTTGAAGGACAGGAACCCGCTGGATTGCTTCTCGGCCGCAATTACCTGGGTAGTAAGAGCCTTCATCCGCTCCTTCCACGGTACAACAGCGGTGGCGGTGGGCTTCTTCTCGGTCTTGACGTTCTTCGGTTCCATGATGGGTTCCTATTTAATGGGTTCAAAATACAGCTTGTAGCTTTCGGTCTTGACGACTCCGGGGACGGTCTGCCGGTCGTCCCACCGCTTCTTCACGGCCGACTTCATGACGCGCTTCTCTAGCAAGTCAGTCTCGCCCGTGGTCTTGATATAATCGAGCAGGGCGGGCCAACTGTCCACGCGCGGTTCTTCGGTGGTCTCAACGCAAGCGACAAATTTTTCGTCGCGGTAGCCGGTGGTCAACGAGAGAGCCACCAGCTGCTCCTTTAAGGCCTTCTCCTGCTGCTCGATGGAGTCAGCCTCGCGTTGGAGGGCTCGACGCTTGAGTTGAAGTTCTCGATACTGACTGATTAAGGATTCCATGCTAATTCCTACAAGTTATCGTTTGGACAGAGCACTCGGCCGCAGGACGCGACCGAGGGGGCTATTCTACCGCGCCGCGCTTGTCTACGGGGCTACTCTCTTGGCTTTCTTCCCTCTTTTCGGTGCTTCGTCGGTCGACGGTGCTTCGTCGGTCGACGGTGCTTCGTCGGCCGACGGTGCTTCGTCGGCCGACGGTGCTTCGTCGGTCGACGGGGTTGCCGTCTGCGCGGCTAGCGCCTTCTTAGCAGCAAATGCTTTGGCGGCGTTCTCGGCCATTTTCTTGCGGTCGGTCCCAGACTGCTTGAAGGTGTAGCCTTCGGGGTACACAAACTGAACTTCAGCGTTTTCGTTGATGTGACCCTCCGCCTGGAAGTCCACGTCCTTGTAGTTGAAGTACGTGTACTTAATATCGCCAAAAGTCGTTTGCGCGGCGTCGCACGCTTCGCCGTTCACGATCAAGTCAAAACGCGGGGCCTTCAACGGCATGGGGTACTTCACAATCTTGCTCTCGCTCCCGTCTTCCAGGACGAGGTGGAGTCGTGCGGCTTGGCGTTTCGGTGCTGCTTGGCGTTTCGTTGCTGCTTTGAGTTTCAGTTCGGCTTTGACTTCTTCAGTTTGTTCCATAAATCCTCTGATGTAGGTTAGGGTTGAAAAGCGCCGAGAATGGTTCTCGACGCCGGGACCAGTATACTCCTGTTTTTAGCAGAAGTCTAGTGGTTTCGTTGTCGGCTAGTCCTCGTTGTCGGCTAGTCCTCGCAACGAATCTCGTAAATGGGCTGAGGGGTTGGTTCGGTGTAACCGACCATGACCTTGCGGCAAGTTGCCGAATCCTCTTTGAAACGAGCCTCGATTGACACGCAAATCATCGTGGTAAGCTCTTTGCCTCGGTCAATTATTTGGTATGTAAACCTAAAATCACGTTCATTGACGCCGGGGTAGTCTTGCGAGCTGGTGTAATGCGGTTCTTCATTATCAAAAGTCTCCAAAGCTTTCACCAATAGGGGGTCCTTGAGGCTAGACAGATTGCGGAGGGATATGGTCAAATACATTGTACCTCCTGCTATTGAAACAAAAGTCTCTGCTTGATCGAAGGTAGAGGCTGCGTGCTGGGCGGCGGCGAACACTCGTTTTGCTTGACTGGTTCTAAAGGCTCGACAATTAGCTTGAGCTTGTTGTAAAGCTTTGTCGCCGGCTTCTTTGACTTGGTTTAAAAGGTTTAAAAGGTTTGACATGATAATCTCCAGTAAGGGTACTTCGTTGAGGGAAGCGTAT